ACAGAAGCGGACGTCGATGTGTTCACGACCTTGATAACCGCGTCTGTATGTGTGAGTTTGATGATGGTCTTAGAGATCGTCATTGATTGTTTCCAACATCTTGGTGAAGTTGCTCAACGACTGGCACATATAAGCCTCCAGTCGTTTGGTATCAATATTTAGGTTATTGACGGTTTCCAGCAACATTGGTGAAACAAGAACCTTCGATCCGTCTTCCAACACGAAGAACAATCTCTCGAAGATCATTTCCTTGGACTTATAAGCAAGGACATGTTCATTCAGACTGAAAGAGTCTGAATCGATAGCCTCGCAAATCGCCTTGTATTGCGATTCGGTCAGCGGTTTAGCCTGTTCAAAGATGACGTTGGCTAGACGGGTGATGTCTGTCATTTCGGTGCAAACAACTTTTGGGCGATCTCGCGCTTCTTTTCTGTGATTCGCTTGGCGATGTGTGAGTGCGTCAGCGCAGCGAATTCTTTCTTGACGTCAACAGCGCGATCTTGTTTAACGGCATCGATAAGGCGGCGGATTTTTTCGTTCATCACATGTTTCCTTCGGGTGGTTCTTCTTGTTGCTGCATCGCATTCATATCAAGGGGCGGCATACCGGGGATCCCTCTGAGGGCGAGCATCATCTGGGCTTGTGCAGCCAGTTGCGGGTTCATCTTGGCAAGGTTCTGAATTTCAACTTCCATTTCCTTGTCGTCTTCTTCGATCTCAGCATCCATGTCTTCGATTTCTTCAGAAGATTGACGCAACACGTTCTTCTTGATCCAAGGTTCAGAGAAGTAGGTTCCCTTGAATGGCTCGATCATCGTCAATAGTTGCAGGCGCTGAGTCAGGATCTCGGCATCCTTCATCTCGGCGAAATAGTTATCACGAGCAAAGGCATATTGAAGTTTCGACTCGATGAAATCCCAATCTTCGGGATTGATGATCTCTTTGCAAACCAGCTGAACCTTCAGCATTTGCGAGAACAGAGCCGTATACTTCTTGCGCAGACGATCAATGAATTTCGAGAACATCAGTTCGTCACGAGTGATTTCTGACGAACGACCCAGACTGAATGATTGATCCGGCACAAGGCGCGAGATCGGCACATTCAGGGATTGGAAAAGGTTGTTCAGGAAGTACTGGGTCGAATCGAGCTGGCCAACCATCTGGTTGCCATCCAGCGTCGTGATCTCTGTCGTCTTGCCCGTCGATGTACGAGGCATCCAGAAATCTTCGAGCATCGACATGTTATTGCGGTCGTCCTTCAGCTCGCCAGTGGCCGTGTCGTAGACCATCTTGTTTCTGAAGCGATTCATTACGTCCTTCAGATGCTGTTCGGCCTTCTGTTTTTGCATCCCAGAGACGTCAACGTAGAAAATGCGACGTTGCGGGGCACGAGACAGTTGGTAGATCAGCAGTGCGTCTTCCATGTAACGCAGCTGATTGGCCGCTTTGAGGGCCTTGCTCAGGAAGGAAATCGTATTGCCGTATTCGTCCAGCAAACCAGACGTCACATAAGCAACCGAATCAACCGACAGCTTGATACCTTGCTGGGTATTCGCGTTGATACCAGCATCATTGAAGATGAAGTATTCTTCGAATCCGGTTACTACATCGACGCCACCGGGGCTTCTCTGACGCTGGACTTCACGGACCTTCTTGATCTTTCTGGGATCGATGTATCTAACTTCGCGAATACCATCTTTGGGTGACTGTTCGTTGATGATGATATGGAACGCTTGACGACCATCGATGTACCATTGACGAAATAGTTCATGGCCCTTGGCAGAGAACTTCAGCAACGTGAGGATGTTCTGAAATTCATCGACGATCATTTCCTGCACGTTCTCTGGCAGCTGATCTTCCGGTGCGTTGATGGATAGAGAGACCGGGGCCTTGTTTTCTTCGACGATAACCGAGTCGGAAACAATGTTCTCAATGGCTTTGTCAACAGCAGGAACCTGAGCGACAACGCGACATTTATTGATTAGCTCGACTTCTGATTGGGATCTCTTTTCCGTGTCGAGAGAGTAGGCATGGTAGGTAGAGCCTACCTGTACTGATTTCTCTAATGCACCATCATCGGAATCGGGTCCGACAATAGATACGTTACGATCATTGTTCTTTGAGATCGTAAAGCCGAAGATATCGGCAATGTTTTCGAGAATTGATGCCATTGATTACTTACCAGACTGTGTAGCGGCGTTCTTCTGACTGTAATACGCCACAGAATTGGTACCCTTCAGGATCATCTTGACCTGATGACGAGGAAGATTCAATTTCTCGCAGGCTTCGGTGATGGATCGATACATGATCCCGTCGATTGAGACGGGACGACTCACCGCATCCGAGATCTTCTTGCGACCTTCGTTAGTGATTGCACCTTTCTTCGGTGTCTTTTCGATTGGTTTCGGGTCAACTTTGATTTCCGCAGCAATGGCTTGTTTGATTTCTTCTTCGGCATCAAGCCCCTGTTTGACCTGACTGACTGGGGTAACAGTGACTTTGTTGTTGATCCAATCGTTAACTTCGACGAGATCTTCGGCGCTGGTGCCGTTCAACCCAAGATCAAAAACACCCTCGTACATCTTTGTTCGAATAGCCTCTTGTTCGGCACGAAGGTTGAATCCATTAGGGACGATTGTTTCGCGAATCAATTGGAACAACATCATGGTTGCCGCTTTTTCACTGTTGGTCTCGTAAACGGCTTCCCACTTGAATAGCTTGGGGCCGTATCTGCGTAGCTCTCGATGGAAGTGTTCTGTGTCGCCGCGCGCTGCCTCGTGCGTCGTGCGGGCATTGGGCCAGTTGGTATCTATACCAACATACGATTTGTTGTTAATGGTGTTGGTCGCGCGATATACCGTGTAGGTAGTCATATCAAATCCTTTTCAATCTCTTTGCCTATTTAGGTGTCCAAAACCACCCACCCAAAAGAAAAGCCCCCGAAGGGGCTTAACGGCTGGCGAATCCTCAGATTTACGCGTTGATGTTGCTTTCTTCGAACCAGTTGAAGGCGAAGGTGCACGAGAATACTTCAACGGCGTTGTTGTTTTCCCAATCAAGTTCGATACCTCCAACATCAATCGGCATGGCATCGATCAGTCTGAATTCCTTCAGTTCTGTTCCATTGCGATCTAGCTGAACGAAAGAAATATCGGTCTGATAAAGCGCAGGACGAATTTCGCCTGAGTTGTCGCTGATGTTGTTGAATCCGTTGGACCAACGCACCAGCGCGTCACGAATCAGGAAGTTTTCGTTGTAGACGTTCACGGTCCATGGCTGGAACTCACGTTCACCGGCCACGTTGATCGGACGACCACAGTAGAAGACTTGGATCGGTTGTACGGTCGAAGATGGCAGCTGGGCAGAGCGCACATGGAATTGACCAAGTGACGCAGCATCCGGGCCTTCTGGGACCAAATTAGTTGGGAAAGCAAGATCCACACGGAACTGGTTCGGTCTGACGAGGCCATTTGTAAGGCTGGCTCTGAACCCCGTAATGTTCGGCACGATAGTGTCCTTTTCTTTTCTTTTCTTTTAGCCCGTCAAACGAGCTTGTTTCCATTGTTGATACGTTTGGTCCGTCGCATAATCAACACCAGAGACAAACTTAGCCACCATCTTTTGTAGATTTTGGTGGGAATATCCCATTTGCATCAATCTCTTATTTAGGACCGAATACCCCGGTTTCCCGAATTCAATCCACTTGGATTGAATTTCCTCGACTCTCAACCACTTGTTAGGATCTTTACCCCAACCATGTTTGATTTTAGATTCGAGATCGGTAATTGTTTTTGGGCCGCGAGCAGCGAGCAACTTCTCTCGTTTAGTTCGCCACATGTTTTTTGCAGCAACAGATCTCTTTATGCGTTCTTCGACCGACTTCTTACGCATGACTGATGCCCCACCTTTACCGCCTTTCGCAAGGTTGTAGCAAAGAGAATCGTCGAGACAATATGAGACGGCAAGTTCTTCTAGCTCATATGCAAGCTCTTGCGTTTCACACAGAGCCAACACTTCACGTTTGAAGTTTTCCCTACCGTTCTTTTTGATTGCGCGAAGAATCAATTTTCCAGTACCCAGATATCCGTCAAATACAGAAGAGTTTTCGGTCTGGTGACAGCCGATGTAATATCGACTATTCACCAGATTTGTCGTTCTGTAGACGATGAAATCCATTGATTAGTGCTGGATTTCGCTGAAGGACACATCGCTGCGAACAGCAATGAATTGCAGCGAGATGAAACGGATCGCACCGACAGGCTTGATATAGATCTTGGCCGCGAATGTCTTCGTCGCCTTGACCTGACCTGTGTTGACAGTTGGACCCACGTCGATGAGGAATTCCTCGATACCCTGACGACCTTGAATGTCGCGCAGGTAAGGATTCATCATGTTCAGGAACAGCTTGGCTGTCAGATCGTTGTTTTGCTCGAACAGCTGGTACTTTGCAGCCGTCGCGATGGCTTTTTCCATCACGATGAACAGACGACGCACGCTCACCTGATCGAACGACGACGCACGAGACGTCAGAGTCTTGTCACCAAACAGCACCGTTCCATCGCGCAGGAACGTCACCACCGGGTTGATCGAATTCTGGAACAGCGTGTCGCGTTGTGACTTGTTCGGGTTCGTCGCGAGTCTGATCACGTTCTTGATCTGACCACGATTGAGACCGGCAAACGAGAACCACGGATCGTTGGTTTCGTCGGTGCGAGCTGCCAGACCGGCGATATCACCGTTCAGCGGAATCCAACGATTCACATCGTTGTACTTGTCGTACTGATACTTGTAGCCAGAGTCGAGGAACGCATACGTGCTCGAAGTCAGGGCATTGCGGAACGCCACGATCTGATCGATGTTCGAAGAGGCAGAGCCCACGATCACCGAGTTGTCGTTCACATCCACTGGCGAGACGAACACCACACAATCCTTGCGCACGTCACCGATGTTGCCGATGACCCAGTTGGCCAGCGTCGGGGACGCAGCACCAGTCATCACCAGATTGATGTCGTATGTTTGGTCGTCGGCGAACAGCGCAAAGGCCGTTTCCATCTCACCATCTGTAGCACCCCAGCCATCCACACCACCAGCCAGACTGACGGTTTGGTTGTACTTCAGGTTCTTGTACGCTTCACCAGCAGACAGAGTCGAACCCCAAGCTGTGCCAGTTCCTTCCACGCTTGAATCTGGGTGATCCATCCACCACACATAGGCGGATTCGCGATTGAGAACATTCTTGTAATAGGCTGATGTACCATCGAAACGCTTGGCGTCTTGAGCCTTTGAAACGTTGTCAAATTTTTCCAGCACCGTATTTGGTGTGCCGGTGAAAACACCGTCTTCATCAACCACCACCATGTGCAGACCGTCTTGGGTCGCGCCCATGGCCAGAGCCGTATCGGAAACAACAGGCGCACCAGCAAAATAGGCGCTGAATTCCCACTTGCCGGTAGCAGTCAGAGCAGACGCGTTGGCTGTATACGCAGAATCAACAGTCAGGGAAGAATCTGAAGCAATGGCGGTAACCTTCTTGGCCACGTCACTACCAGAGATCGTCACGACGATGTAATCACCCACGGCAACTTCAGTCGTAAAGGCCGTTGATGTTCCGGTGACAACGTTAGAGCTGGTTTGAACAGCCACGGTACCGGTTAGGGTCTTCGAGAATGAAGCAGCATCGGAATACGACACCTTCAGGCCGTTGCCCAGAGTACCGGGATACTTGGCCGCAACGATACCAACCGAGTTGCCACCGTTGACGTATAGATTGTCGTAATCGTGCGAGTTCAGAACCTTGAGAGCCGTACCGGTTGCCACGGCATTGCGCATCGCGCTTGTCTCGGCACGAACCAGAAGCAGGTTGCTTGCGTACGACAGGAAGTTGTACGCCGTGTACCAGTCGGTGTAGTTGTTTGAATTTGGTTTGCCGAAATTCAGCAGGTCTAGTTCGTTCGTGGTCTGAGTCACGTAACCAACCGGACCCCATGCGAATTCGCCAGCTAAAGCGCCAGTTGACGTCGCCACAGCAGCGACATAACCAGTGAAGTCAGATTCTTGGACACTGACGGCTGGGCTCAGTTGAATAGCCATGGATTAATCTCCAATGTGAGAAAATGGGTTTGTGTGCAGGTATTTAGAGAAAAGGACTCTCATCGGCATTGACAAGAAACCGATTTCGTGACACAATGGAAAGCATGAAAAATTCTTGGGTTGAAGTAGCTCGGATCTGGTTGGAAGAAGATGGCAACGAAATCATTTCGTGGTACGTCTTGATCTCGGTTGCCGCTGGACTCAATCCGTATGATGAGAATCAGCCGCTATGAGTGATCTCGTCTTCGAAGCTCTCAGAGCTGCGGTCAACCTTTCTCGTTACGATCACGTACGCAGCACAGAAACCCTGAAGATCATGTTGTCTCAACGTGGATTCGATCAATCCACGATCAACGACGCCATCCTTTTCTGGGCGAAGCATGTTCGCCAACATAACCAACGAGCCAGAGCATGATCGACATCAACCCATTCACCGAAGAACAATGGTGGAAAATGTGCAGCGCGAATCTGTCGATGCCTGTGCCGATTCACCAACTCGAACGCAGCAAACCATTTATCTACGACCGTAAATGGGGTGTGTTTTACTGTCCGTTCGGGTTTCACCAGTCTGCGATGCGCGTTCTGCTCGGGTTCCACCGTGGTGAACCCATCGATCCGATCAAAATGGATGTACACGAAGCGGCCGACCAATATCTCGAAACGATTCAAGGTACGGCATTCCTGTCTTCGGTTGGTGGTGGCGTCGTTCGTGCTTGGAGTCCCGCTCACCTTACGGTTGTCGAGAAACGTCTTCTCTCACCGATTGACTACATTGGATAGGACATGAATAAACCATTCTGGATCATCACCAAGAACGTCGGCTACCCTGAAGCGTGGTTGGTCGTCAAATTAGAAGACGGCACCATCAAACCCATCGACGGACCGTACAAGGTGTGTTGATGGAACAGTGTCTTTTCGTCGTGTCGTTGATAGCCATGTCAGTTGGATTCGGGATACTGATTCGAGACGTCTGGGGCGGCTTCAAAACCGTTCGACACGGATATCCGATGATGTCCGGTAAGGGCTAGAACTGCTATTTGTCGGCCGCAGTCCAGACCAGATCCCAAGCCGATTTCTTCTCACCGTCCTTGCCGACGAAGACGGCGAACGGGTTTTCTTCTTCGTCTTCGTTTGTCTTCGTGCGACCATTGTCGAAGAATCCAATCGGTAGGAATGACTGTTCCACCTCGCGAATTTGACCGGCGACGAATTTTTCGCGCAAGCTGGCGTCGAATAGATCCTTGAAGATCGGCTGGTTCGTTAGATACCCGAAGATCACCAAGCACATCATCAGGTCGTCGTTCTTGCCTTCTTCGGCCGCGAAGCTGGTTCCCTTGCGAGCAAAGGTAGACATCTCGTTAATGATCATCATCTCATTGACGACGATACCGTCGCCTTCAACGATGTTTTTGATCTGATCGCACCCGATGATCTTGCTCTTCTTGGTCGTCTTAAGACCGGGGATAAGCTTCGCATCACCACCCTCAGAGATCTTTTCCTTAGTTGGGGTGGACATGTACATGTTCTCGTATTCGAGGTCGTAGAACAGGATGTCTGCCACTTGCTGGCCCAAATCGTTGGTCTCGACGAGCACGTACGCGTCGTTGTACCACTTGGCCGTCTTGAAGATGATCTCTGGGTACACCAGAGTCGAAATCGTGTTGCATCGGTACACCGCCGCAATGTTGTACGGATAGACCGAGATATCGATCACGGTGAAAGTCGAGTAATCGAGATCCACGCCGCGACTGACGTCCACTGTGATCACATACGCATGACCCTTTTCCGGCAACGCGTACTGGTTCAGAAACTCGATGGGGGTCGCAATCGGTGTGATATGAGGAATCATGCCGATCTTGTCACCGTCGATCAACGTGGCGCTAGAACCGAGGAACGCACACTCGATCTCTTGCTTGTACTTCTGCTTACCCAATGCGGCCAGTTCACCATCAGCCCATGCCTGCGTGCGCTTGGGGTGCTCAGACCAGTGTGATTCGACGTATGCGAAGCCGTTGGTGCCGTCCTTGGCTTCGGTCCACATCTTGTAGTAGTGGTTCATACCCTTCGGGGTGGATACGATCACTAATTTGGATTTCTCGGCCGAAGAAATTGTCGGGAACACCGACGAGATGAACTCTTCGGCCAGATTGGTTCCGAGGTGGGCGAATTCATCGAGGAACAGGAAGTTCAGGGACAGACCACGAACCGCCGATGCAGATGTCGCGCAAGCAAAGCAAGCGGATCCGTTTTCCAGCTGGAAGGATGTCTTATTCCATTCGAGAACACCTTGCTGAAGCCACTTCGGTGTGTTCTCGATGATGAACTGCACGCGACTGAAGATTTCCTTAGCGACCATCATCTTGTTGGCCAACACACCAGCACGCTTGTTCGCGTTGAATAGAACGTACCATGCGATGTATCCAGCCAGTGTCGTAGACTTACCGGCCTGACGAAATAGCTTACCGATAGTCTTGCGATTCATCTGAATCGTGCGAATCAATTTCTTCTGGAATGGGAAGAGCTTGAACGGGACGATGCCATCATCCAGCGAAACGATCTTCGCGTACGTCTGGAGAAAGTAAATTGGATCCTTGCGGCACTTGCGATATTCATCTACCTGAAGCTGGTCCATCTCAATGACTTCACCAGCCTTTTTCAGGTATGGGTTACCCATGTATCCCTTGGGCTTGCCCTTCGACACGGCACCCGGCTGGCGGGGCCATTTGTGCATGTCGATCTTCTTGAGGGTGAGGGGCTTCGTCGTCATTTCAAATCTGAACACGACGCGCATGTCGCATCGCGATGTCCCGGTTTCGATCCACACCGACCGCATTCACCAGTGTTGGGATCGAGCACAGTTCGTTGGCGTTCGCGTCGATTGAGTTCTTTCTTGTAGTACCACTTGTTGTTGTCGATGGGATCCTTGGCGAATCCGGCTCGCAGTTCGGCATCGGTGGCAAGTGGGTGTGTATAGGCAGACCGACGAACGTATTCGTTCTCGCTCTTCATCCCTAGAAGAACATGTTCTCTGGTGATCAGTGGGTTGTGTTGTAGAGCTAATTCTTGCGCGAAAGTATCCGGATTGTTAGAAACCCGGAAAGCATGGTCGATGTGTTTTTTCGATCCATACGATGCGAAGAAAGCCGCCTTGTCGCTCATGCCTCTAAGATGATCTTCAGATCTTCTACCTGCGTGATATCACGCACGGTCGGACGACGATGTTCCAAGTACAGAATATCGCCCGACAGATGATCAATCTCTGGGGCACCAAGAGTTGAAACCGTGCCGGTAGCAGCTGATGTACCACCAACCACACTCTCACCGACTTGGAATGTGCCGCCTTGAGAACTTGTCTGGTAGTAGCGAACTTGCTTGTTGACTGAGTCGTATGTCACGACGACACCAGTTGCACCTGACGTACCACCAGTGATTACTTCGTTGACAACGTAAGAACCGGTTGTTGCCGAGAATGTCAATAGCGGGTTTGCTCTGTATGTGGTGCCGGTAGCGATTGTGGTTGTGCCGTACAGATACGGATCCTTCAGGATACCAACTCGACGGAAGGCGTTGCCGACCGGGAAGTCACCCGAGCCTTCATCGTATGACAACTGCACGTCCATGACGATGTAGTAAGCACCCAACTCGCGAGTGATGTCATAACCATGACCACCGGCCGGTGCGATCATGGCCGTGCTCGTGCAACCAGACCCACCACCACCCACAGTAGCCGTCGCCCATGTGTAGCCGGATCCGGCAGCTGTGATGTTGATTGAAGTCACCTTCCCCAGTGAGTTGGTTGTTGCCAGTGCCGTTGCACCCGTGCCGTCGCCAGTGATCGTTACGGCAACCGTGGTCGAAGACATCGGATACCCGGATCCTTGGTTGACGACCTTGATGAAGCTCAGTGCACCATCAACAGCAGCTTGTTCGACCAGATACTGGTTGTAGTAAGGATCAGAAGAGCCGGGGTTTGCGCCGATTCTTTGAACTGGGGAAAAGTTGTTGGTCTGGAATTTGGTCGCCGCTGACGATGGCACCGAACCCATATACTTCCAGATGTAGCCATCGGAAGTCGTAAATTGGGCTGTTGAAGTGCCGGTCGGCATCACTGTAGATGCAACACCACCACCATTGTAGATGCACTTGTAGATGTTGAAATCTGTGGTGACGACATAGAAATTGGCGTCAAAAAGAGTGTCCGGTGTAGTCGCCGAACCCGTTGTTAGGTCAACGCCAGCAACCGTGCCGTCATAATCATGGCGATACATGTCATAGAACTTGCCACTCGCCCATGCCTTGTTGGCGATGGCCAGAGAAGCATCCGACGACTGAATCAGTTTAACAGCCAGCATGTCCCTGCGTGCTTGCAGCTGAACATATCTGGAATCCACTGGGGTATCCGGCGCGTTGTCGTTGGACCAAGGAAGTGTCTTGCCGATGAACAGATAGTGTTTGGTCGAACCGCTCGTGATAGACGCCAAGATCTGTTCTGCGTCAAAAACTTTGGCTCGTGTCGTGAGAATTGCAGTCATTGAGGTTTCCTGTGGGAATTAGCCTTATTTAAGGTGTTAAACCAGAGTTCCATTTACTCTGAGTTCGCACCCGCGATTCAGATATGTATGTGTGGGTGCGTAATCGACGACGTTACCATCGTTGTCGTACGTATAGATCGTCTCGAAGGTGAAATCCGAGAAGTTGGAGATCAACGTATCTGATTGGTAAGGCGAATCAGCCGTTAACGCGTAATTATCGAATTTCCACTTATCGAAATAAGCAAATGAGCTGCCTTCGCTCTGAAATATGGCTTGCTGGGTAAGGTGCGTCGAACCCAGCGCAGGGACAAAGTCCATCGCGATAAAGGTTTCGAGATTGATTATGTTGTTGATCTGATCGATCAGACGCAAACCAATTTGAACCAGTGTGCTAGAACTTACTTCACCAAACATGGCCATGCCAGCCGGGTGAATCAAACGCTGAACAATGTTCTTATAGGTATCGATAGACTGCGAAGACTTGATGACATACGAGAAGTCTTGATAAAACTTCGAGTCTTGAATTCTCTTGGAAACCTCTGAGACCATTCCATCCGGGGAAGCGAACTGTCTCGACGTCTCGCCTAACGTACCGACATCAAACACTATTCCGGCAGGATGGATATCAAGAACACGGCATACAGCGGTTGATGTTGCGCCTTGAATGGTTCTTCGATTCAGGTCAGCCGAGGACAGCTCGTTGATGATCGCGCCACCGTCTTCGGTGAGGATCACACCACTTAGATCCTCTTCTTCAATGGCACGACGACTTATCTGCCCATCTACTTGAATGTAGTTGTCGATCACCTTGAATACGGTTGCAGCCGTCGTCTGATCGATCTGTTGTTCGTTGAGGATGCGCGTCCCATCTTCGGCCAGCAAAGAGAAGTAGTTCTCTGTGAGCAAGCATTCTTCGAGGATTGTGATAGATTCGCCAGCGACGAATGTACCGACAGGATCTGTGATGACGCCTCTGGTTCTGAGATTCGACTCTGTCGTCTGGACAGGATGATCGTGACCCAGATCAGCTATCGAAACTTCCGTGATTCTGCCTATCGTCGTTGAGACCGGCAGGAATTTACCCCCATGCGCACCAGTCACAATCGGTAATTCGGAATAACCAATTCCCGGATTGACAACGTTTAGTTTGGTGATGACCCCAGCATCGACAGCCAAGACAGTCACTTTCAAACCGGTCCCACCAGTATTCGTATTGTCTACCAGCAGACTGTCGCCAACAGAATAACCCGATCCACCATCGAGAATCAGAACATCATCAATGCGGCCTAACCCAACGTTCGAAATGCGCGCAAGGAAATCTGCCCCTGTGGTGTCATACAGAGAGATGACTTCGCCAGCTTCATAGTAAGAGCCAGCCGTTCTGATTTCCGCATGCGCCGCTTCCGGTGGCAAAAACACGGTAATCGTTTGTTGGTTACCGTCTACATCCGTCCAGTTGGCGAATGCTGTTTCGTTGTAGCGGAAAGTTCCGACGACAGACAATGGTTCGACTTGAATGTCGTAGAAGTCCTGAGTCCCGTAGGATTTCTTGATGACGTTCTGTACGAGAAGAGAAGCATCGGGATTTTTCTGATGCAGAGATAAAC